CTAGCTTCACGCTCTTCAGGATCAACAATTTTCTTGACCTCTGGTGCAAATTCATTAAGCCCTGTAAGGTAACGTTTTACACCGTTATTCTCAAGATAGGCTAACTGCTCTTCATGTGATACCCCTTCAAATAAGGTTAGGCCATATTTCTCAAGACCCATGTTACTTGAACGGTTATCAAAAAATGGTCTAATCGCAATAGGACCTTTTTTAAAATGCGAAATTTTTTCTACTAAAGTAAAGCTCATAATGTTGGTTTTATTTTATTGGTTTTTTGTAAAGGTAGTAAAAAGGGGGAGGCTTTCAACTCTCCCCCAGTTTACATATATTTTAAGATTAGAATGATCCGCCAGTAATTGGGTTACGCATAACAATCTTCAATACTTTGGTTGGGTCTTTAACCCAGATCGCAGGCATTGTTTGAGACATGTATACACGGTATCCGTTAAACTGTCCAGAGCTTTGGAAACCTTGGGTACGTCCCATGTAATCCATAGTTCCGTTCTGGTACCACCACTTCAATTGGTTATCCCAATCTAATTTCAACAAGTAGATGTTGTCATTAGTGTTGTCAGTGATATCAAAAATGATGAATGAATAAGAAGACAATGGGAAACCATCAATGATTGGGTTTTCCATGTCATTTGTATGTAAGTTGTCAAACGCTGGATTCAACACAAACTTAACGTTAGCCAAGAATGGGATAACATAAGAAGTGTAAGCAAATCCAAAGTTCAAATCCATACCTGAACCAGTGATTGCTCCGATGTCATGAGCTTGGATCAACAAACCTGAAGACATTGCCTCACGCTTGATTGCCTCATTAACCATACGCATACCACCCATACCAGTTTGTACAATCAACTGACGCTTAGGGTCTGGACCTTGAAAGTCAACCTTACCAGCATAGAAGTTATAAATCTCTGAACGGAATAAATCCAAGTTGAAGTTAGACTTGTTGTAGATACGCTTGAATGAGTTATCTAACTGTCTCCAAAGACCCACAGACAAACGGATGTCATCTGGACCATCTTGACGTACACGTCCACCTTGTCCCCACATTAAGTAAGTCTCAATGTCAGTTGCTACTTTAGTCAAGTGAGCTGCTTCCATTGCAGTCAAGAATGTACGAGATAATGAACCATTATCCATAGCACGCTTAACATAATCCTTACCCATGCGTGAAACCATAGTCTCAAGACTAGTTACAGCTGGATCAGTTGTTTTGTCAAAGTTACGCCAGATCTCTACTACAGGTACAGTACCATCTGCTTTCATTCCACCTTTGATCATAAGATCAGCGCGAGAAGATACAGAATAGTGTACGTGTGCTTCTGATCCTCCTACAAAGTTGTAGAATTCACGGAAACCAGTAGCAGTTACAATGTCAGAGAAACGCTCTCCGTACTCACCACGAGCAGAACCTTTACGGTAAAGCTTAGTACCAGGAGTTAAGTAATCTGCACTAAGTCCATAAGATGAATCATTGTTCACCAATTGAACTGTGTATAAGAAAGCATCACCCAGAGGAATAATATCATCTGCAGTGATGTACATCTCAGCACCGTTGTACTTGTCATAAGTGATGATATCACCATGTCCAAATTCTCTGCGTGAGATTTTGATTTGGAAGGTTTGTCCGTCAACACCTACGTTGTCAAATGAACCACCATTCTCTTCTAAGTCAACAATGTAAGGAAGATCCATTACAACTGGCGTCTGCCACTTGTACTCTCCACGAGCATTATTAACATTAATTACGTTCTTTCCACCAAAGCTAGACATTTGGTACAAAGGCATTTCTACCTTTTGCGCCATTGCCCAAAGATCCACTGGTCCTAAGTCCATAGGTTCAGCGTTCTTGAGCATGTTAACCAAGTGGTAAGAATCTACGTGTGAACTAGCTGCGTAGTTGGTATCTCGTAGAAATATACCATTGTTTAAAACTGGAGTTGCCATGTTTTTTTTGTTTATTTAAGGGTTAGTTAATTATCTTTTAAAGAAATTACCACTGCGTGGGATTTTTCTTTGTGTTGTTTCTTCTTGTTCTACAACTGGAGTACTGCTTGCCATCTTAGCTTGTTCAGTCTTAAGCTGACGTACTGTCTTCTCCACTTGTGCATTTTTGCCTTGTTCCTTTACTCTTGCTTCATATCCTTCTTCATCAGCGAGTAACCAAAGTACCTTAGCAATTTTATTATAATCAGGTTCTACATACTGGTATTTCTCCAATAGGTGACCTAACATATTAGTTTGCTTACCAGAGATAGATGGGTAGTTAGGTTGTACAAGACCGGTGTATAACATACCTTGAGTCTTCTTATCTATCTTAATCCCATTAACCTCACCTGCATTTAATGTATTATACACATTTTGCATGTAAGCGTTTGCTGCTGCGGTTTGTTGTTTACGCATGTTCTCTTGCTGTGCAAGTTTCTGCGCTACAATGTGCTCCTGCATTTTATCCAACTTTGGTTTGAACTTAAGAGCCTTTGCTTCTAAATCTCCACGGTCTTTCCAACCATAGATCTCTTCATCAATCTCTTCATCATTACCAAAGCTTGTAGCTCTAAGGTATTCCCGTATGATTTGTTCTTGGTCCTTGGTATCCTTTGGATCAAGTTGACGGTGTTCTTCTACCTCAGACAGTACGCGGAACAATCCTTTAAGATCTTCCCCACCATCTGCTACATATTTTGCAGCTACCTGTAGTTCTTCTGGAAGTGAATCAAAAAATTCAACAGGAGTAGATTGACGGATCTGATTCTCTTTATCAGCAATGTTTGCTTCTAAGAGTTCTTCAAAATCCTTTTCAGTGTAGTCATCTAAAGACTTGTCATCTTCAAATGGTACAATCTGTCCCTTTTCAATAAGCTTGTTAAACAATTTGCTTAACCCACTTTTATCTACTTTAGGGCGTCCTGGTTTTGGTTGATTGTCTTCCTGGTCATTCTCTTCAGATCCACCTAAGAACTCTTTGTCAAGTTCTTTAAGTACATCTGCAGGGTTTTCTACGGGTTTCTTTTTTTCATCTGATTCTGAGCTTTCTTCTTCAGGATCATTTTCAAGGAAAGAGAGATCGGTAGAAGGCTGAGTAAACATACTAGGCTTCTTCTCTGTCTCAGGGAGCATAACGTTTTCTGCACCCGGTGTACCTAGAATTTCATCTAGGTTCATCTCTACTTGTTCAATAGAGGTTGTTTCTTGGTTGGTTTTTTCTTCAGTAGCCATGAGTGTTGGTTTTTAGTCTACAATAATAATATACACAAAAATAAGAGTTTAAACTTTGTAAATTAGCATGAATTATTTATTAGTCTGCATTATATCGCTAAAGTTTATTTCTCTTTCTTTTTCTTTTGAGATTCCTTGTCATACTTATTCTTATTCTCACGTGCAATCTCCATTTGAGTCTGTGCAATCTCACGTTGAGTATTTAACTTTTGCTGCTCCATATTCATTTTATCTCTATGAGCATTCTCTTTAGATGCTTCTTTCTGCTGGTCAAGGTTCATAGTTTCTTGATACTGATCTGTTTTCTGTAGATTGTTCATGTAATCTACATAGTCATTCTGTTCATTTTTATTAGTATCCTGCATAGCACTATAACCAGCAGCTTTAATCTGAGCTTCCATGATACCAGCTTCTCTATCTTTCTGATTCTCAGCAGCTTCAAACTCCATCTTCATCTTAGCTTCCTGAGCCTTAGCTTGTAACATCTGATCTTGCATTTGTTGTTGAGACTGCATTTGTTGTTGTTTCTCAGCTTGTTGTTTCTTCTCAGCTTCTTTAAGAATATGAGTTACTTCAGCAATAGACTCAGATTTAATAACATTACCTATGTCAAATATAGAGGCACCTGTTGTATTATTCTGAATAGCAATCTGCTTCAATTGTTCTAACATAGCTCTATGATTAGCTTTGGTAGTGCAGAAGATATTAAGATCTCTTAGTAATAAGTCAGTACCATTGATCTCAAAGTTCTTACGCTCATCCATTCCGGTAATATACTGTAATCTTGTAGAGGGCTTAGTAGACTGGTAGTGCTGAGCTAGGTCTGTACGCATCTGGTGTACACGAGGCATCAAGTAATCACAGTGTTGTATGAAGTATGTCTCAGTTTGAGCATAACTTGCATTAACTGATTGTTCAACTCCTGTAGCAGTTTGTTGTCCAATCTGTTGTCCTAAACGCTGTGGAGTAATACCAATTACCTCAAAGGCCTGTTGTTTAAAATAGTTAGCTAACTGAATACGAGACATTAAACGGTTAGTTTGTTCAAGGTCAAGCTTCTGATAGTGTTGGAAAGAAAGTGCATTCTCTGTGTTGGTAATAGAAGTATCCAATGGTAACATCTGGAAGTTCTTCATTGCCACATAAGCTTTTGCTAAGTTGTTCTTTCCCCAATCTTCTCCTAGTGAGTGTCTTGGTAAAGCGTTCTGATCCAGTAAGATAACAGTTCCTAATTCATCTACAAGGATGTCAGCAATCTGGTTATTTACAATATTGTATCCAATCTGGAATGGTTTCATTAGGTCTACTAGAGAAGTAGATCTTGTATTACGGTCCGTAAACACAGATCCTTCTACAGGTAACTTACAACCATACATTGAGTTGTCACCTTTAAATTGGAACTTGAGGGGGTTAATCAAGTTTTGATTTATACCTAAGTAGATAGGGTTGATACCGCCAGGGTTATTACTTCCCCAGAATGTAGGACGGTTGGGTCCAATTTTAACACCACCCCATACCTCATTAATCCAGATCCAGTCTATATGTTCACCAAATACTAAGTTATCCTTAGTCTTATTCTTAATAATGTTGGTATCATAAACAGGTTTATCTGTAATCTTATATGTCTCATCAATAATATCTTGATTGATATTACCATTATCAGAGATACGTGTAAGGTGACCAACTCTGCGTTGTGACTTCCAATATACAGATGTAACACGTAACATGTTACTCATACCCATATCAAAGTAGTCTTCACTACTCATCATAATCCAGTTTACTATATCTCCACCATACTTTGCATTATCCCACATAGATGTAAACTGACGGTAACCTAATGAAGGCATCTTAGTATTCCAATCATGAGACTTAGTAGCATCATAGTAAGCTCCGTCATTCTGATAACCTTGAATAGGATAACCAGCAGATCTTACAGGATAGATAAGCTCTAATGCTTTCATCTGATCCTCTGTCATCAACCAACCATAGCGGTCAATAACATCTGCAACAGTCATCATGTCAAACTTACCAACCCATTGTGACTGAGATATATAGCGGTTGTCTGGAGACTTATGGTAGAAGGTAAGAACCGGGTTCCATAACTCTACATCATAATCATCTTCAAGCATACGGAAATGCCAGAACTCTCTGTCTGTAATAAGCATGTCACGGAAGCCCCGCTCTTCTAACTCATCCATTCTAAATCTTTCTACATCTACACGGTGTTGGTGCTCTGACCACTGCTCTACCATGCTTCTATAATCCTTATTAAAAAACTGTTGAATCTCTGGAAGAGACTTTAAGTTATCAGGACTCATTTGTTGTTTGAAATCTTCTGAATTTGGATCAGCCTCCATCTCAGCTAATTTCATAGCCATTTTCTGTTCAGCTTCAAAAAGAAGAGATTGTTCTACTTGACTTCTTTTAAGCTCAAGCATCTCATTATATGAGGTCTCATCTACAGCAGTATAAGTTACACGAGTATTTCTTTTAGCAAACTCAGCAACTAATGTATTAATTACATTAGGTACAATAGGATAGAATTTAAGTTCTAGGGCTGATGCATCCTCTTTAGTTAAAGTATCAATAAGATCAGCATATTCATTATCTTCTTCTACTATATAGTCAGTCTTATCTATAATACCTTTTGCAAGTTTATAGTTTTTCATAAGTCTGCGGGCATTTCTGCGCACATGCTTGAGGCCTTCCCACTCTAGCCAGTCAAGATTCCAAGCAGCCCATTCCTGGTCTTTCTTAGATTTTGGTAAAAACTGAATAGGCTGATTAAGAGTACCCATACGGTTGTACTCACCCTTAGCGCCATTCTTTAACTGCATTGCGTTATATACCTGCATACTATCTTAAATTTTTAAATGCTGAACGGGGCATTGGCATACCCTCAAACTTATGCCCGCCACCACCCATGTGACGGAACGGGCTCTTATTTAATTTACTGAAATTATTGCGGTTATCCAAGTTTTTTCCCGCTCCAGTTTCTTCATAGCGCTTTTTATAACCTCTATTTGCCTGTTGTACTTTAGCAAAAGCCACTAAAGCTGCAAATGATACAAGTCTATCCACGTTAACTCCATCTCTATATGCCATCATTTCTCTGAGTAACATTATGTCTGGAATACGCTCTATGCCATAGGTTGTCTTAACTATCTTACCATCCTTGGTAGTTTCTTCATGTAACTCTTCTTTTAGAAAGTCAATAGCATAACTTAACATATGACTTTTAAATAAAGTTCCTGTATTTCTCCAACCATATTCTTGGAACACGTTAGCATTAGCGCCAATGTCTTTTAGAAATAATATCTGAGATCTGGGTACAAGATACTTCTGTTTTTTTCTAAACATCATATAATTGATAAACTGACTAATATTATTCTCAACAATAGTCCATGCGTTATACCACTCAATGATAAGTTCTAATCTCTCATGTGTTTTATTAATATCATCAAAACGCCCACACCAAGCAGCTACAATTTTATCTTGTTCTATATAAGTCTCAACAAGTTCACCATCATTTTTAGTTACTTCTACAGGAGTTTTGTATACATATATAGAGCATAGAGATTCTGATGTTGTGGTTTTTCCTTCACCCACGGGGTCAACGCTTGCATAGTACATCCCAAACTCAGGATCTTTAACAGGGCGCTCATATACTACAAGCACTCCAGTTTTATCCTCAGTAGTTTTTGTAATGGGAAATTCTACTATGGGTAGCTTATTTGTATCTGCTACAGATACATCTCCTTTATCACTTCTATAAATATCTAGATACTCATATGGATATGATTTGTCCTCAATTCTACGAATCTGAGCAGTAACCAAATGCTGTGGGAACATTGACACTGTTCTAAAATCAAATGCTTCTTTAATATTTCTAGGGTGCTGAGATATACGAAGTTGATATTCTTGAGGAGCAAGCTCTCTCTTCCATTCAGCAAACTGTTCATCTAATGCAATAAGAGCTTCTTCTACTTTAGAGTTACCATACCCATCAATAAAGGGAGGCATCGACCATTGCTCAGGGATAAATAATCCGGTTCTGCCAGAAATACCTGTCTCATCAATAAGATTAGATTCAACTGAATATATATCATTAGCATCTGGTCTAGTGATCATTTTCTTAAGTGGGTCACACTGAGACAAATCACCCACAGAACCTGCCGCAATAAACATTCCAGTGGTCATGAATCCTGATTTCATAGCAGGTCTAATGTACTCAAATGTTGTATCCATCTTAGGTGCAATACCAGCCTCCTCATGAAAGAAGTATTTACACGGTCCACCTACACCATTAGTAGGGTCCTTCTCAAAAGACATACCTTGCATTACACCTTTAAGTCCTATCTCTGTTTTACGTTTCTGAATACCTGTAGTAGTCTCAATCTTCTGCTGCCACATCATGACCTTGTTAGGGTTCATAGGACGGTACCAAGCTGTGTGCTGATTTAAGAAAGCCTCATATTCATTAAGGAATTTCCAAGTACCTTTCTCATTGATATAGTCTTTAAGACTAGCCCCCATCTTAAGGGTAACTCCTTCCTCAAACCAGATCTGATTAATTAACTTACCCGCATGGTAGTATGATGATGCAATCTGACGTTTCTTTAAAATAGCAGCATGTCTATAATGTAACTCTGCTAGACATTCATATAGGGCTAAGTGATACTGAGCATCTCTTACATCAGCAAAACCAAACTTTTGAATCTCTTTATTGAAGATAGGTAGAAAGTTTAACCACATATAATAGTCACGTGGTATATACCAAGCATTACCATTATTTTTATAGATAGCTCCCACCCTGCATTTATTCTTCTGGTCATTCCAAAATACTATAAAATCTTTAGTTCCTTGTGGTGCTTTACAATAAAAGTTAAACTCATTAAAATGTCTAGCTTGTTCATTAAACATCTTACTAGTCTCATCAAACTCATACTGACCTGGCTCTTTGAATATGCTAAATACAAAGTCCTTGAAATCATCACGGGTAGGAAAGTTAGTCACTGACCACTCTCCATTTTCCCATGTAGGAATTTCTATGTCTGTTTGTTGTAGCATATTAATTACATTTGATCATAGGCAAGTCCTGCGCCCCCGCGTGCGCGACCCCCTTGTTCTTCTTGAAGATCTTTATAAGCACCCTTATAAGCATCACGTATCTGTTGGTATTTTGCTGCTGCATTTATAAGTGCTGTTAAGTTACCATCTCTACCATCAGTTATATTGGTTACCTCCATATACTTACCAAGTCTATCAAGCATTTGCTTGATACCATTGTAAGCTCTAGATGTTGGTGTTTCATATAATTTCTTACAGAATTCTAAGGCTCCTGGAATAAAATCATCCTCAGAAGTAAAATCTGCATCTATCTCAACTAGTACAAACTCTTCCTTATCATCATCTGCAATATGGAAAAAAGGGTTAATGTCTGGGTTCGGACAACTCATATAGAATAAATACTGATATACTTTTATGTAATTCTCAGGATACTCATCCATAATTCTTCTAAGTGTAGGTAATGTATAACAGCTTTCACTCGGTACCATCACCCCATCCTGTATATCAAATAACTTAACTAGCATCTTTTAATAGGTTTATTATACTTATCACTTCATTCTTAAGGTAAGGTGCCTCATATTCTACAACTGAGTTTACAACAGGTTCTCCTGACATATCATATAGTACAACTCTATTATCATAAGCATCTTTACCAGCTTCTTCAAATAAGATATGTTCTATAACCATCTTCCCAGGTTTAAGCTTAGGGTTATGTTTAAGAATCATATACATATAAAAACTTAACTGTAATGCATAATGGTTAAGATTACAATCATCCAGATGATTGAGTGGAGGAAGCATTCTATCACTAACTCCTTCCCAATTAACGTAAGACTCTGTTTTGATTTCTTTATTAGTTTTGTAATCATATATGTTGACCTTTCCATTAATTACTTCTATTCTATCTGCTTGACCGCATAGCCCCGCACTCTTAAGATACGTCATATGCTCAGGATATATACCTTCTACAAGTTTTTGATCCGGTGCATTCTTTATTCCATCAATTTCAACAGGTTTAAAAATAGGTACTATACAACCATCTTTTTCTATGGTGCTACATGATGTATAAGCAAGCTCTCTTTGGTTATGATACCATGTACCAAGATTAACAGCTTTTTGTGATTCATTTCTCCAAGCTTCTTTAACATCAGCTTCTGACATACCATACCATTTGCTTCTTTTATTCTTAATGGATTTAGCAGCTATTGCATCAGCATCAAATGGTTTCTTATGCTTAGATATAATACCTGTTACACTAGTCCATATGATATTCTCACTAGGATCTATACTTGTATAACTATGGGTATCAGCTTTAAATAGTATTGCCATGATTTTCTAGTTTAGCATTCATATCATCTTCTTCTTCTTCTGTCATTAAAGCAAACCACCTACCTTGTGGGCAGGATGAAGACATGCTATAAGTCTTATACTTAAGAGAGCATCCGCAATCACCACAACAAGGCTGTGTTCCAGGCACCTCACACTTAGATCCTTCTGAATCAAAAAGAGGACAGGTCTTACATACCTCATTGCGCCAATAGGCAACACGCTTAATCTTCTTTCTAGTAAAGTAATAGTTAAGGACTCCTTCAAGAATGAGCCACTTATTCTCCCAGATTTTCTTTATTTTTTTGAGCATTGACCCTGTTTACTTTTAGTGTTATACCTTTTCTATTCTCTTGAACTATCATATCTTTGATTTTAGCTAGCTGTTCATGATTATTCAAAACAGCATCATATCTAGCAAAGGATTTAAACTCCTTGGGGTTTAAACTTTTAAGATGCACATGACTCTTTGCTAATACACGGTCTAACTTTTTCTCATTTATCATGAAATTTCCTAAGCCCTTTAATGAAAAATTAAAGTGCTCTTTGTTGGTCATTGCTTTCCTAAGGTGTAGCCAGTAGTGCTGAACTATATCTTCTGTTAAAGCAGGATCATCAAACTTCTGACTGAACTCCTTCAGGAGTTCTTTCAACTTCTTTGGTTTCAACTCTTACAAATTTATAGTCCAATAATATGTTACCTTGTATCTGAATGTTTAGTTCCGGATTCAGTGTAATTGTCTTTCTATTCTTACCATTCTTTACAAGAAGATTCTTCTTCTCTGCCTTAGTTACAGCGTTTCTTACTGACTGAGCACTACTAAAAATCTTATTCTTAGTAGCGCTTTCACAGAACTCAGTAAGCTCTGTCTCCCCTGATAATGCTAAGAAAGTTAAACAGTTAAGATCTAAATCTGATACATTCATTGTCTTAAGATGTGAGTGTACAGCAAGTTGGAACTTAACTATACTCCATAAGTCCATCTTAACAGTCTTGCGTACCTGATTTACTATAGCCATTATTCTTCAGGATTAGAGGGTTCTTCTTGTGAAGGGCCTGCTAACATTTGAGCAATCTTAGCTTGTGCAAATGTTGCACGTGCTCTTTGATCTTCAATATCAGCAACAAGAGTTTCATATACTAGTTGTACTTTAAGAAACTCTGCTTGTTCTTTATAGAACTGTGTGAGCTTAGCTTTTCTTTCAGCCATCTCTTCTTTTGACATCTCTTTCTGTTGGTTTTCCATTACGTAACTTATTTAGGTTTAAACAAATATATAATAAAAAGTTTAAACTCCAAATGTTTACACAAAAAAAAGACCCGCTAGCAGATCTTACGGTATGCTAGGCGGGTACCTAATACTTAAGAGTTAAGCTCGTTTACCGTCTTCTTCTCTCTTAGCCTTTATATATCCTGTTAACTCTGCAATGTTAGTACTCAACTGAGTCATGTGCGTAGTAAGGTTATCCATCTTTAGATCAAGCTTCTCGTGAGCAGCTTTCTGATCTTCTTTAAGTATTTCCATTCTATTATAGATGCTTGTTTCTTTAGTCATTAGGTCATGTTCTAGGGAGTCTAGGTCACTTACAACTTTATCTACCTTCCCTTTCAACTTTCCTAGCTCTTGTTTAAGAGCATAGTATGCTGATAATCCTGTACCTATTGTCATTACTATCCAGATAACATCTTTAGTAGTGAACATCCATGCTTCTGCTGATCCCATAATTCTAATAAATATATATACTTATAATATACTACATTTCATCCGGTTCTGCAACTGGTAATTCACCATCGGGTAGATTAATGATTGGATCTCCTGTATTCATAAAATCAATTACTTGAGGTTCCTGATACTCTTGCCCATAACCTATTAATGCAGTTACTAACTCTTCTTTGGTATTATATAGGAAAGACACTGGTTGTCCCGTTGTGAACTCACAAGCATCTTCCATTTCCCCGTAGTGGAATACGTCCACCTCATTTGTTGCTAAGTAGTATTTCATATTAATCCTCCGTCTACGATTGTCCAGTTATTAGGAGCTGATGTTAAGATTGCTCTTGCTGCTACTGCAGTAGAATTGTATTTATTAGTACTAAAGTTAATAGAACGATTTGGTTGAACAGGTCTTGACGCCCATCCAATTAACAGATTTGAGTAATTTGTAACTGAATACGCATTTGGTAAACCACTATCACTCATGAAGTTAACAAAATCTGTTACACGACTCACGTTCCAGTTATTTAAAGGCTGATCAAACGTACGAGCTCCTTGAAAAGTTCTAGACATATTAGTAACCTTACTAGTGTCCCAATTGTTTATGGAAGGTGAACCGCCATTGTTAAATGCAAAATCTTGAAACATATATCCTATATTGGTAACTTTACTCATATTCCAGCTACCAATATTTTGATCAAACACCTGTTGCTGTGCAAACATTGAGCCCATTGTTGTTACATTACTGGTATCCCAATTACCAATAGATGGAGACCCTGCATTATTAAAACTACCAGCCGGTACTCCAACCGGAGGAGTATAAAGTGATCTAAGCATCCAACTCATATCAGTTACTTTACCCACATTCCATTTACCAATTTCCTGATTAAAGTAAGGTTGTCTGTAAAACATTTGAGTCATAGTAGTAACATTA